GATATATAGTTGAATCAGAGAAAACCAACTATGGAATGCCACACGAAAATGCTACAATCGATATTCAGCAACTTGCCAATTATATTGACAGTCTCGGTCTTCCTTTTCGTCCTTATTCATATCAGTTATCTGGCATTGAAGAAGGACTAAAAAGAAAAAGAGCAATTCTCATATCTCCTACTGGTTCCGGCAAATCTCTTATCATTTATATCCTTATAAAATATTGGTTACACTTACTCACTAGCGGATTGAAATATCCAAAAGGTGGAAGAGTATTAGTGATTGTACCGACTACTGGATTAGTTGAGCAAATGCACGGAGATTTTAAGTCATATGGACAAGATGAACGTGGTATGCATCGAATCTATTCTGGTAAAGATAAAACATTTGATGCCTCTATTTGTATATCTACTTGGCAGTCAATATATAAATTACCAAAACTATGGTTTGAACAATTCGGTATGGTTATTGGTGATGAGTGTCATGGATTTAAATCGAAGTCATTGATGAACATTATGAATAAAGCAACAGAGGCAGGATATCGCTTCGGAACGACAGGAACACTTGATGGAACTCAAACACATGAACTGGTCTTACAAGGTCTCTTCGGACCAATACACACTGTTACCTCAACAAAACAATTACAAGATGACGATACGTTGGCACAGTTACATATCAAAAGAATTATTTTGGATTATGGCGAAAAGGAACGATTGGACTTTGGACAAAGGACGTACATGGACGAGATCGACTATATTGTCACAAACACCAGACGAAACAACTTCATACGAAACTTAGCAGTTGATCAAAAGGGAAATACACTTGTGCTTTATAATTATGTTGAAAAACATGGTAAACCACTTTTTGATTTGATAGATAATAAAGTAGGTAATAATAGAAAAGTATTTTTTGTGTCAGGACAAACAGATACTTCAGATAGAGAGGCAATCAGAGGTATAGTTGAAAAGCAAAAAAATGCTATCATTGTCGCTTCTCTCGGAACATTTTCTACTGGTATAAATATTAGGAACTTACATAATATTATATTTGCTTCACCAAGTAAATCACAAATCAGAGTTTTACAAAGTATAGGCAGAGGATTGAGAAAAAGTGATAATGGGAAACCAACTAATCTTTATGACATAACAGATAATTTAAGTTGGAAGTCTCGTAAAAATTTTGCTCTTATACATTCAGAAGAAAGATTAAAAATTTATGAGAAAGAAAAATTTAACCATAAAACCTATAAGGTCGATATAAAATGACAGATATAAAACAATTTAAACTGACTAATGATGACGAAATTATATGCCAAGTTTTACAATATGATGATCCTGATAATGCTGCGATGGTTGTTAGAGGAGCAATGAAAATTATTGCTGCAGAAGATTATTCTCGTGGAGTTAGATTTTATGCATTTAGACCATGGATGGGATTCACTGATGGACCAGAGGAATTACATACTTTAAATGCTGCGCATATCATAGGTGAGATGAATCCATCAGATTCGTTAGTAGATAATTATTTACAAACGATCGCGACTGTAAAAGAAAAATTTAAAAAGAAAGATATGCCTCTTGATGATATTGCTCACAAAGTTGAGAATATGGAAGAAGATGAATTCAATGAATTTTTGGATAAATATTTAAAAGATAGTAAAATAGATTTATTTAATCCAGATGATTTAAATTTGGATTCTGATATGGGTAGTAACATAATAAAATTTAAACCAAAGGGAACAATGCACTAGTGCCATATTTAAATCACAACTTACCACCATTCAGTGCTTATATAAGAAACGAATATCTTTATAACCATCAAGAAGGTCATGGAGAGTTTACGTTTGCAGATGTTCATACAGTAAACAGCATAGAAAGAAGAGCATTATTATTTGAGTGCCTTTTACCTAATGGTGTCAACTGGACAAGAAGACCAATACATGCTTTTGTATGGAAAAAAGATGCACCTATTTATCCACTCAACATACATCAATATTGGGATTGTTTCAGTCCATATGTCGATGTACAAAAAAGAAATAGGCTCGCGAACGCAAGAGCAGAGTTAGTCGACTGGCATGGTGAAAAGAGAAAAGGAACTTACATGTTCACCATAGATTGGGGATGGGAAAGTAAGGCAATATTAGACACAAACTATAGTGAAGATCCAGAGCATAAGTGTGCGCACATGTTTAGAATGGACGATGGTAATTTTTTTGCTTATCCTAATAATAGATGTATATGGTACGATGACTCTTTTATGGAGAAAAGAATAGAAGGTAATCCTGGATATCTTATCGATCAAAGTTTTTACACAGTCGAAAATACAAGAGAAGATACTATTACAGATGACTCTTATTTTACACAGTGGGAACAAGAAAAATCAGACCGATTTAATTTAGAAAATAAAAATGAAGATATTTTATGATCATATTTATGGTAATACAGCACTGTATGACATAGTATATGGACTCGCATTAGCAGAAGTTGAAGCAGGCGAAGAAGATCATGCATTAGAATTAGGTTGGACACCTATGGATGCATTTTTCTATAAAACTGATAAACAACTATGGATACAAGCAAGAACCACGAGGATAGATTTAAATAAATTTAGTATCAAGAGGAAACATAAAAGATATTTAAATCAAAATATCGATACTGAATACTTTTCTAATAAAAATCCTTGGAAAGATGAATGTAAATTAATATTTAAAAAATATTGTGAATACAGAGGATATGATGATTACAGTGATGATTTAGTTGATAAAGAATATGGTGATAAAGATTATTTCATTTATTGGCACGAAAATAAAATCGTTGCTTATACTCAATTGACAAGATATAATTACAGTATAGTTGCAGGAGAGTTTGCTTGGAACTATGAAACACCAAGTCTGGGACTAGGAACTTTCGCGCAAAATTTTGAGTGCCTAAAATATCGTGAACTAGATTTTAAATATTATTACTCCTCCTATGCATACGAAAAAGTGTGTGATTATAAATCTCATTACAATGGATTTGAGTGGTGGAATGGAAGAAAATGGAGTGATGATAAATATGTACTCAGAGATTTATTAAAAAAAGATACAGAAGTTAAAAGTTTAGAAGACTTGCATAATAGGCATAAAGATTATTATCAAAAAAGTTAGGGGCATATTCCCCTTTCCTGCGATGATATCTTATTATATCATAAAAATCAAGTTTAGGCAAGCGTTATTTCTTCTAATAAAATGAAAATATATCTATTTACTATTTTGTAAAAATTTAGTATAATATAAGTGATTGAAATGAAAGGATTCGTTATGGCTCGTACCAAAAGAAAAAGTATCCATTATGTTAATAATGCAGACTTTTCTCAAGCAGTCGTAGATTATGTTAGATCAGTGAATGAAGCAAAAGATAATGGTAAAAAAATCCCCAAAGTAACAAACTATATTGCGCAATGCTTTCTTAGGATTGCCGAAGGATTATCTCATAAGTCTAACTTTATCCGTTATACTTACAGAGAAGAGATGGTAATGGATGCAGTAGAGAACTGCCTTAAAGCAATAAGCAATTATAACATAGAAGCAGCAACAAGAACAGGCAAACCTAATGCCTTTTCATATTTCACTCAAATAACATGGTTCGCATTCTTAAGAAGGATAGCGAAAGAAAAGAAACAACAAGATGTTAAAATGAAATATCTAACATCTTCTGGTATAGAAAATTTTCTGATAAACGAAAACGGAGACGAAACAAGTAGACAGGTTGCTGAATTTTTTGTCGATACTCTTAAAACTCGTATTGACAGAGTGAAATCTATCGATAATAACTTAAAAGAATATGATAAAACAGAAAAAAAGAAAAAGAAAAGATCAGTAAATGTTGATTCAGATTTGAGTGAGTTTATGAAATGAAGATAGCGATATTGAACGATACACATTGCGGTATCAGAAACTCTTCAGATATTTTTTTAAATAATGCAGCAAAATTTTATGATGAAATATTTTTTCCCGAGTGCGAAAAACAAAATATAAAACATATCATACATCTTGGTGACTACTATGATCATAGAAAGTTTGTAAACTTTAAGGCACTCAATCATAATCGTAAACATTTTCTAAATGAGTTGAGATCTCGTGGAATGACTATGGATATTATTCCAGGAAACCATGACACTTTTTATAAAAATACAAACGATCTTAACTCACTCAAAGAGTGCCTTGGGCATTATATGAATGAGATTCATATTATAATGGAACCAAAGGTTATGCAGTACGATTCTCTTAGCATGGCACTATTACCATGGATATGTCCAGAAAACTATGATCAATCTATGGCTTTCGTTCGTGATTGTAAAGCAGATTGGTTAGGTAGTCATTTAGAACTTGGTGGGTTTGAGATGCAGAGAGGCATTGAGTCTCATGATGGTATGGATCATAAATTGTTCAATAAGTTTGAACTAGTTTTATCTGGTCATTATCACACTTCATCTCGCAAAGATAATATTTGGTATCTTGGTAGTCAGTTGGAATTTTTTTGGTCAGACGCGCATGATCCAAAATATTTTCATATAATGGATACTGAAACTCGTAAGATAGAAAAAATAAAAAATAATTTCACATTGTTCAAAAAAATACTTTACAATGACGATAAAATAGAGTATAATAGTTATGATGTATCAGATCTTGATAATAAATTTGTGAAAGTTGTTGTTGTGAATAAAAGTGACACGTTTGTGTTTGACAGATTTATTGATCGTATTCAGAATCAAGATATCTACGAACTTAAAATTGCTGAAAACTTTCAGGAGTTTATAGGTGAAAATGTAGATGACGATGGTTTGAATATAGAAGATACATCTCAACTCGTCGATGACTACATCGAAAGTGTTGATACTGATTTAGATAAAGATCGCATAAAGGTGAATATGCGTGAATTGATGACGGAAGCACAAGCTCTAGAAATAGCATGATAATATTTAAATCGGTAAGGTATAAGAATTTCTTATCAACAGGAAATTCTTTTACAGAAATCAATCTCGATCAGACAAAGTCTACTTTGGTTGTTGGTCAAAATGGTGCTGGTAAATCCACTATGTTGGATGCTATCTCATTCGCTCTGTTTAGCAAACCGCATCGTAATATCAACAAAGCACAACTGGTTAATTCTATTAATCAGAAGGCATGTGTCGTTGAGGTTGAATTTAGCGTAGGAAGTTCTGACTTTAAAATTGTACGTGGCATCAGACCAGGAATCTTTGAGATCTGGAAGAATGGTACTATGATCAATCAGTCTTCTCATGCTAAAGAATATCAGAAGATCCTCGAACAAAATATCCTCAAATTAAATCATAAGTCCTTTCACCAAGTGATTGTATTGGGTTCCTCCTCATTTATCCCATTCATGCAACTAGCGGCAGGACACAGGCGAGAGGTTATCGAGGATCTTCTTGATATCAATGTATTTTCTAAAATGAATCAAATACTTCGTGACAAACAAAGTGTACTTAAAGACCAACTCAAAGATTTATCCTATAAAATTGATATTACAAAAAATAAATTAGAAACACAAGAAAAATATATTACAGACATACAAAAACTTACAAGAGAAAATAGGAAAGAATATGAATCTCGGATACATGAATCGCAGGATAGTATCAGTGAATTACAGAAACAAAATAGTGAGCTTAGCGTGGGTCTCGAAGAAAGTATTAGAGAGACCGAAAAAGGGCTATCGACTTTACACGATAAACGGCAAGAACTATTGCTCAGAAGTCAAGATAGGCAAACAAATATCACCAACCTCACCAAAAGGATCAAGTTTTTCGACGAGAATGAATCGTGTCCCATATGCGACCAGACCCTTTCAGACAGCCATAAATCTCATGTACTGGAAACGATCGAAGGAGAGAGAGGGACTCACAAGAGTTCGCTCAAGCAGATCGGATCGGAAGGCACGATCGTGGAAAAGGAGATTAAACAGACAGGACGCTTACTTGAATCGTTACGATCTAAGGTATCTGAACTCAGTCAGAACAACGTCAAGATTACTGGACTCACGAAACAAATTAAAGAGTACCAGTCATATCTCGAGAAAGATGTAAGTGCAGATTTAGATGAAGCAAAGTCTGATTTAAAATCTCTGAACGATAATCGTAATTCTTTATTAGAAAATAAATTTTCTCTCTCTGAAAATATATCCTATAATACAGTCATGACTGAGATGTTGAAAGATACAGGTATCAAAACTAAAATTATTAAACAATACCTTCCAGTTATTAACAAATTTGTAAATCAATATTTGCAAACTCTAGATTTCTTTGTACACTTTAATTTAGATGAGTCGTTTCAAGAAACAATACGATCAAGACATCGCGATGCATTTACATACGATTCATTCAGTGAAGGTGAAAAACAAAGAATAGACTTAGCACTCTTGTTTACTTGGAGACATATTGCTAAGATGAAAAACTCAGTAGCAACTAATCTACTGGTTCTTGATGAAACATTTGACTCATCTCTTGACCACGAAGGTGTAGATAATTTATTTAAAATACTAGATACATTATCAGATGATACAAATATTTTTGTCATATCCCATAAAGGCGAGATCCTTGATGGTAAGTTCAATTCTAAAATTGAATTTAAAAAAGAAAAAAACTTTAGTAGGATGATAAAATAATTCTTTACAAAATACATAAAGTAGTATATAATATTAATAATATAATAATCAGGAATGGAGTAATATATTATGGAACTAAGTGAAAATACTCTATCAGTATTGAAAAACTTTTCTGGCATTAATCAGAATATTCTTATCAATTCTGGTAGCACTATCAAAACTATTTCAGAGGCACGTAATGTTCTCGCGACTGCTCATGTCACTGAAGAGTTTGACCAGAGTTTTGGTATATATGATC